TGCAGCATGGCAGTGAAGATGTGCTTAACGTGTTTCGCAGTGGCGAGGACATTTACGTTCGCGCCGCCGCTGGTATCTTTAACCGTCCGATGGATATGATAACGCCTGACCAACGTCAGATTGGTAAGGTCGCTATTTTGTCGTGCGGCTATATGGGTGGGGCTGGGGCGTTTGGCGCGATGGGTAAAGCCTATGGCATTTCACTGCCTGAAGCGGAGGCTAAGCGCACCGTTGACGCGTGGCGTCGCAGTAACTCATGGGCGGTGCAGTATTGGGGTGAGCTTGAGCGAGCGTATATGTGCGCCATGCGCCATAAGGGGCGTGAGTTTACCGCTGGTCGCGTGACGTATCTGTTTGACGGTGTGAATTTGTGGTACGCCCTGCCGTCTGGTCGGGTGCTATGCTACCCATCGGCATATATTGAAGACGGGTCGGTATCTTACGCTAAGGCGGCGTGGAAACCCGCTGCTGATGCAGTCGAATGGCCGCGAGCTAGGTTATGGGCTGGACTCGCTTGTGAGAATATTACACAGGCGATTGCAAATGATTTACTTCGTGACGCATTAGCGCGAATCGGGCATACTGTCGTGCTTCATGTTCACGACGAGATTGTGCTGGAAGTGAAAAAAGAAGATGCGGCGACAGCCGCGCAAGACTTGGAAACCGTGATGTGTAGCGCCCCTGCGTGGGCAGAAGGATTACCCTTAGCGGTTGGTGTATCAACATTAGAGAGATATGGAAAATGAATTTTATTACTTACTTGGAACGTATCGCGCCTGAAGGCGAAAGTATCCTTTTGGTCAAACAAATTGCTAAAGATAACGGTCAGTTTGCATGGCCTGCTTATCTTCCTTCTCGATACGACGGCAAAGGCGCGTGGTATGGCAATACCGCGTCGTTTATCTCGTCACGTTTTAAAGATGGCAAACCGTCTGCGAGTGCGGGCAACTGCGAGTACGTTGCTTTTCTCGTGCTTGACGACATTGGCACTAAGAGTCTGCGCCCTCCTATCGAGCCGACATGGATAATGGAAACCTCACCGCAGAATTATCAATGGGGGTACACGTTTGCTTTAGATGATATGCCCACTAAAGGTGAGTTTAGCGCCGCTATTAAAGCAATCGCTGACGCGGGCTATACTGACAGTGGCGCGATTAACCCCGTGCGTAATTTTCGCCTTCCTGCGTCAGTGAATTTGAAGCCTGACCGTGCGTCGTTTAAGTCTATTCTTGTAGAGTTTTACCCTGAGCGTGAATTTACCCTCGCGCAGATATGTGCCGCGCTTGATGTTCGCCCCGCTGACGCTGACACAGCGTTTGTTCGCCCAATGGCTATCATTGACACAGGCAACGATGAAGTGCTGGAGTGGTTGTCTTCTCGTGGTGACGTGATGGAGTCTGCTAACGCTGAGGGGTGGGTGGGTGTTGTTTGCCCTAACCATGCTGAACATACTGATGGTCAGTTGATGGGCAGATACCACCCGCTTAACCGCGCTTACTGTTGCTTTCATGGTCATTGCGCTTCGTGGGACAGCCGTACTTACCTCGCGTGGGTAGCTGAGATGGGCGGCCCTAAACACTCACATGGTCTTCGTGAAGAAATATTGGCAGAGGTCATGCACACAGCGATTGGCAAACTCGAACCCACTGATATGTTCAGCACTGACGCGGCGGCTATCATTGCAGAAGTCGAGCAGAAGGAAATCGCGCGGCTTGAAAAGGCGGAGTGGTATCAACGCTTTGCTTACGTCATGTCAGACGATTCCTACTTTGATTTGCAAAACCGCCGTGAATTCTCACGTCAGACGTTCAACGCCGTGTTTCGTCATGTGTCGTGCAAAAGTATTCACTCCGACCGTAAGATAGAGGCCGCCATGAGCTTTGACGAGAATCGTCAGGTGATGGGCGCTAGAGTGCTGGCAGGTATCACCTTTGCCGCTGGTGACTCGGTAATTGCTACGCGTGACGGTGAATTGTATGGCAACCGCTGGCGTGACGCTCGTCCAGATTCATCTCGTGGCGGAAATTTGGGTGGCAATATATCCTTGTGGCTTGACCACTGTAAATCGCTTGTTCCTGACGAGCGTGAGCTTAATCATATATGGGATTACATGGCGTTTAAGGTGCAGAATCCGCGCGTTAAGATTAACCACGCTATTCTCCACGCTGGTGGTCAAGGTATTGGTAAGGATACAATGTATGCCCCATTCATTTACGCCGTGTGCGGCCCTCACCTGCGTAATTACTCGCTTATGTCTACTGACACCATTCAGTCCGCGTGGGGTTATCATTTAGAAGCAGAGATTATCGTCATTAATGAGCTTAAAGAAGCCGACAGCGCCGCTCGTCGGATGCTTGCCAACAAACTTAAGCCTGTTATCGCCGCGCCACCTGAGATGCTGTCTGTTAATCGTAAAGGCCTTGCCCCGTATAATCTTGTAAATCGTCTTGCCGTGCTTGCGTTCTCTAATGACCGTGTGCCGTTGTCACTTGAAAGCGGTGACCGTCGATGGTTTGCTACTTGGAGTACGGCGGAGCGTCTTACGCCGCAATCAGCTACCGCTATATGGAAATGGTTTAATGACGGCGGTGGGTATGACCTTATTGCCAACTGGTTGTTCTTGCGTGATGTGTCTGCGTTCAACCCTGCTGCGCCTGCGCCTATGACAGACTTTAAAATGTCACTTGTGCAGAATAGTCTGTCCGCTGTCGAGTCATCGCTGCTTGACATGATTACGCATCGCACGGGTGAGTTTGCATCCGGTGTGATTGCCTCTCCTTTTCAAGCCATCTGTGAACGCGCGGCTATGTCGTTTGGCAGTAAACAATTTCCACCTGCTGCTTTGTTTCATGCACTTGAAGAAGCCGGTTGGGCGGATAAGGGAATGTGCAATTCGCGTTCGTCTAAGACTAAGAAACACATTTTCTGCGCACCTGAAAACGCGCACATGAGCAAGTCTGCGCTGCGTGATTTGGCAGAGCAGAAACCTGTTGCAAAAGTTGTAGCGATTAAGTAGACTAGTTGCAACAATTCTCTCTAATTGTTAGTTCATGTGTTCCTCAATTATCGGCTCGGATGATTGGGGAATTTTTTTGGCATTTGGTTTCGTGGCAAAATTTTGCAAATCGTTTCGTGGCAAAAATTGAGCGTTCATTAGATTTGAAATCCTGAGCATTCCCAGATTTGAAAATCCGACCTTATCAAATAACCATCAAATAAGATTTTACGCAGTTGTTTACGCGTGATTTTACGCCCGCGCTTGTCATTGAATAGGGTGTTTTTATAGCCTTTATTGGCTTGCTATTCGATGATTGAATGTTAGGCAATGCTAGGCTATTGCTAAACTATTTATTGCAGTCTATAGGCCATTGTAGGTCGTTAAATGGCAGGCAATAAAAAAGGCCTGTTAAGGCCTTGCAATTGTTTGAGGCAATAAAAAACCCGCTTGCTATCGCGGGTTCTTTTGTTTAGCTTTCCAGTAGAATTGCCAATATAGCGAATTTAACTAGAATTAAAAATAGTATTATCATAATCGCATACCCATAACAATGTTAGTTTGAAACGTATCGCGGTTAATTTGAATCAAGCTATCACGAAAACTTAACATAATTTTTTCATCTTTATAACATTCAAGCGCGTTACATAAGTAACCAACGTCGATGCCTTCACTCGCTTTCGTACCGCTTGAATGAATGAATGGTATACTCGCAAGCGTGTCACCGTGATGATTAAAATCTAGCGTTTTATCTGTAACGGTTAAAACCACGCCTTGTAGTTTAGGTGGTAAAAAAGGCGTGACATCTTTTATCGCTTGTATTAATGCTTTTCTGTTAACGTCAACATCACCCTTAATTGATGTTTGAAACACTTTTGAAAAATCGGGATACCGATGTTCGATTAATCGCGCTTCAATAGTCCAATCATCGCCCGTAAATTTAGCGTGATTTTCTGTAACTGTCATTAAAAAAGGCGTTTTAATTTTACTTAATATGAGTAGTGCTTCACTTGGAATTAACGCGCTAAAATCAGGACCTGATTCACTTATCGCCGTATTCATAACGAGCTGATGGCCATCACTGCCAACCACCTGCAATTTATTGTTTTCGCGTTTAAATTGCATGCCTTTTAAGTAATACCGTATTTCCTTTGGCCCACCCGTCATTTTCAGCCATTTTGAATTAATAAAGCCGGCGGGTATATGCTGAATACCAATAATTTTATTGTCATCCTTAGCACCTTGAAAAAATTCGCGTTCAGATAACTGCAGCGCATTGCCTTTTACAGTTAGGTCCGCATCAATATCGGTTAACTTGAATGATTTTAACATTGACAGCTCTAATACCGCGCTTTTATTGTGGTGCTTGTACAATTCAACATTTAGCGTACCGGTGTTTACTTTTACGCAATCACTTTCGAACTTTGCCACGTGATAACCTGCAGCGCGCTCTTTTAAAGCTTGTTTTGTTGTTTCAGCGAAAATTATATTTTTCATTGTTATTCTCTCTATTTTTATTAGATGCAAAATTACACCGCATAACGCGCTATTGCTAACGCGCTACACGCTGAAATCTTTAAAAATGACAATTAAAATAATGGCCCTTAGATTCTACATTGTCATACATCAATTCGCGCGCGGCCTTATGCCAGTCAATGCAATTATAAGGCCACGCGTTAGCCTCTAAAGTTAAATAGCCGCATTGGTCTGCCATAGCATAGGCAAAATCGCTATCGCTGTCATAAGTGCCGATATACGCGTCCATGATTGAATCAAGTGGTATTTCACAATCAAGCCCGGCGTCAATGACGTCCTTGTTATCAGATAGACACGCGTTAACATAATAATAGACTTCTTCAAGGTCAATACACTCTTTCTGATAGCTTTTGTGTATGTCATCAAAATCTTGAAACATCAATTCAATATCTTGCTCATCGTTGTGTAATTCATAGCATGCAGCGAGAAAATCCTGTGCATCGTTATAATCTGTTAATGTTAACCACGCGCCCGCGATAGAACCGTTGTTATATTTGGCATAAGTTGAAACGTAAATTTTCATGTTATTCTCTCTATAGTGTGGTCAGTGTAGACAGTCGCCAAACTTGACGACTTGCAAAACATTATAAAGCAATAATCAATTAATGCAACACTTTTTGTTACAAAAGGCATTTTGTAGGTAGCGTGTAGGTGGCGTGTAGGTAGTTAAATGATAGTTAGACTACCCACGCGCGAGACAGCGCCGCTATTGACTTGGCGAGAGGTGTAGGTAGTGTAGGTAGTCTATTTACTATACAGAAAAAGTTATAATATATACCATAATAATAATAAGGTATATAATAATATATATAAAAGAGCGGCAGTAAAATGACTGCCCACACTGCCTACAATCGCGCAACCCCACGCCGCTATTGGCCGCGCGCGTAGTCAGTCACACTGTTTTTAATTGCCTACCTATACCTACTTGACTGACCACAAAGTAAAAGCGCAATGCTGACCACCTCAGGCTGACCACCTCAGGCTGACCACCTCAGGCTGACCACCTCAGGCTGACCACCTCAGGCTGACCACCTCAGGCTGACCACCTCAGGGCAGACAGCTTGTAAGCCTTATAAATCAAGGACATACAATAACGTCAAATAATTGACACTTAACCTTGAGCCCCTGCACCCCGCGTAGTTCGTGGCTTTCAGCGATAGGGGGGGGTTAAAATAAAAAATAAAGCGCAGGCGGGGAGGACTTGACAAGACGACTGGCGGGGGCATTATCTCCAACGTTTGCATTTTTCCTATACTATTTGCATTTTCCATATATACCGTCAAATAAATGACACAACGTCAAATAAATGACGCATAGGGGGGGTTCATTTTCAAAGAGGGTGCAAAAGATTCGCAGACAAAAAAGCCGTTTCCCTATATATTATAAATAATTTTTAACAAGCTAAGGATTCATGCGACCATGCAATCATTTCCATATTCACCAAGAGAATTAAAAGTTACAGAGGCGCGTCTGAGCGCAATTTACGAAGCGTCTGCGCTAGGGCTAAAAGGGGATAAGCTCGCGCTTGCGGCAGGGCTACTTCCAAGCGAGTATCGGCAGTTGTGCCAACTCGACCCAAACGTTGAGCTGATGGCGATGAAGGGGGCCGCTGACGCAGAGGCGCAAATGGCACGGGTGTTAAAAGAAGCTGCGCTAGGGGGCGATACAAAGTCGGCGTTAGCTATCCTTCAAAACGTGCATGGGTGGGCAAGTGCTAAGGAGCAGAATAAGGTGGCGTTTGGCATCACTAACGCGGACGGTACAGCGACAAGCCTTGTCATAGGGTGGGAGTCATGAAGGTTGTCATCCCCTACAAGCCAAGAGATGTGTTTAAGCCGCTACACGCGAGAAAAGAAAGATGGGCGGTTGTGGTCGCTCACAGAAGGGCGGGCAAGTCGGTAGCGTGTATTAATGAATTGATAAAATGTGCTTGCACAGACTCTAGTGGGGATGGTAGGTATGCCTACATCTGCCCATACTACTCACAGGCAAAACAAGTAATCTGGGATTATTGTAAGACGTTTACAAAACCCATACCCAACATAAAGGTGAACGAAAGTGAATTACGACTCGATTTTCCAAACGGGGCGCGTATTCAGTTATTTGGTGCTGACAATCCTGACAGGTTGCGCGGTCTTTACTTTGACGGGATTATTGCTGACGAGTATGGCGATTGGAAGTCAACTGTATGGCCGTATGTTATCCGTCCTGCGCTGGCTGACCGCAAAGGGTGGGCGATAATTATTGGAACGCCAAAGGGTAAGAATAGCTTTTACGAACGCTTTGAAGCGGGCAAGCAAGACAAGGACTGCTTTACCTTGCTGCTGACCGCATCTAATTCGGGAATCCTCGACCAAGAAGAAATTGACGCGCTGAGAAAGGAGTTGTCGGAGGACGCATGGCTACAGGAGATGGAGTGCAACTTCGACGCGGCGATACCGGGAGCTATTTACGGCAGAGAAATGTACGAAGTGGGGCAATCGGGGAGAGTACGGCCTTGCTATGACCGCAAACTCAAGACGTATGCGGCTATTGATTTGGGGTGGAGCGACGACACGGCGATTTGGTGGTTTCAGGTGGCCGGCAAAGAGCTTAGGTTTATTGACTGCTACAGCAACAGTGGAATGCCTATCGCGCATTATCATGACATTTTGCAGAGTAAAGGCTATGATTATGGCGAATGGCTATATCTGCCGCACGACGCAAAGGCTAAATCTTTGCAGACGGGCAGAAGTATTGAGGAGCAATTTCGCTCGCTTGGTTGGTCGCCTAGAATTGTCCCAAATATATCACTTATGGACGGGATACAAGCCGCTAGGTTATCATTAGCAAACTGTTGGTTTGACCCAAGCTGCAAAGAGGGGATGGAAGCGCTCACACAGTACCAAAGAGAGTATAATGTAGAGAAAAAGGTGTTTAATGAACGACCCAAACACGATTGGACATCTCACTTTGCTGACGCTTTCCGGTACGCGTGTCTTGCATGGCGCGAGCAACGCCCTGAAGCAGCGGCAAAACCCAAAGCGAAATACTGGGAAGACCAGTCCTTAGAGGAGTTGTGGGAACACAGCTCGAAACGTAGAGGTAGACGAATATAATGAGTGACAAACTATCAGCACAGCCTTGGCACGACGAAATATCGCGCTACCAAGAAGAATATAAGAAGTGGACGGAGCGTGGCGAGAAGATTGTCAAGCGCTACCGTGACGAGCGCAAAGACGCAGAGCAAGCGGACGCACGATTTAATATTCTTTGGTCTAACGTACAGACACTAAAGCCTGCCATTTACGCAAAACCGCCCAACCCTGAGATTTCAAGACGCTTTGACGATAGAAATGACGCCGGCAGAGTAGCAAGCATAATTTTAGAGCGCGTTCTTGATTTTGAAATTAAAGAATACCCTGATTTTCACGACACGCTGTCTTGCGTGGTGGACGACAGACTACTTCCGGGCAGAGGCGTGGCATGGCTGCGCTACGAACCTAAGATTGAAGAATTTGAGCCTCAAATTACCAATTATACGGAAGTGGGTGATAGTGAATATACCGCAGAGCGCACACCGGATGAAGAAAACGGGTTAGCACAGACTGAAGTCTATGAACGTGTCGTGTCGGAAACAACACCGGTGGATTATGTCTACTGGCAAGACTTTGCACATCTACCTGCTCGAACATGGGACGAGGTGACATGGGTAGCGCGTCGCGTCTATATGACGTTAGATGAAGGGATTGAGCGTTTTGGCGACATTTTTGAGAAAGTCCCGTTAACTAACACGTCAAACCGTAAAGACGGCGACAAAGAAACCACTAAAGCCGATAAAAAAGCGGAAATTTGGGAAATTTGGTGCAAAGCTGAAAAATGCG